GGAGAGTTCGGCGCGCTCGAGGTCCTCGACGGGACGACGATCGCCCCCCTCCTCGACTACTACGGCCGCCGCCCCCAAGGGCAGGCGCCGGCGTTCGTCCAGTGGCTTCACGGCGCCCCCGGCATGTGGCTCCGCGAAGACGACATCGTCTACCAGCCGTTCCGGATGCAACCCAACGGGCCCTACGGCCTACCGCCGATCGAGTGGCTGCTCCTGAACGCGAACACCGACATCCGGTTCCAGTGGCACTTCCTGAACTACTTCACCGAGGGGTCCCTACCCGCCGTCTTCATGCAAGCCCCCCCGGATATGTCGAGCGCCGATCAGGTCGCCGAGTTCCAGTCCGTGTGGAACAAGACGATGGAAGGCGACCAGGCGCAGAAGTGGAAAGTGAAGTGGATTCCCGCCGGGGCGAAGCCCGCCGAGATGCGGGACACCAAGTTCGACCCGGCGTTTCCCCGCTTCCTCATGGGGAAGACCGCGGCCGCGTTCAAGGTGACCCTCAACGACCTGGGCTTCACCGAGGACGTCAACCGGGCCACCGGCGAGACGCAGATCGAGGTCCAGTCCCGGATCGGTAAGTACCCGACGCTCAAGTACCTCGAGGGCATCTACACCGAGATCACCGAGACGAGCCTCGGCTGCCCCGACGTCACGTTCGAGTTCGACCGCGGCGAGGAGAAGGACGACCGGCTGACCATCGCGCAGGCGTGGAAACTTGCGACCGAAGGTGGGGCCGCGTCCGTCGACGAGTGGCGCAACGAGTTGGGTCTCCCGACCGACCCGAGCAACCCGATCGGCCGGTTCATCCTCACCCGCAACGGTGCGACCCCGCTCAAGGACCTCATCCGCCTCGCCGGCGAGAAGATGGACCCGGAGACAATGGCGCCCGAGGCGGGGAGCATCACCCCGGACCCGGACAACCAGCCCGAAGACGCCGGCCTCGAACCCGCCGCCGGCGTCCAGGTCCTCCCCGTCCCGGGGCAGGCCCCCGACGGCCCGGGAGCGATCGACGTCGCCGAGCAGGCGGCGCAGGCCGCGACCGACCCGCAGGGGGAACCCGCCGCGGCGAAGGTCACCAAGGAGTTGCGGGCGTTCACCCGGTTCGCCAAGGCCCGGGAAGACTCCGGGGCGTGGCGTGACTTCGCGTTCGAGACCCTCGACGAGGACACGGCGCTCGCCCTCAACGCGGTCGGCCGCCGCGACCCCGCGAGGGCCGGCGACATGGCCGCCACCCTGGCCCGCCGGGTCAAGGACGCCTAACCACTACGACCCGGGAGGGACGAGATCGTGTCGTCCCTCCCGCGGTCGCTGTGGCCCGTCGTCGGCAAACCGAAGACCCGTTGGCCCGGCTGGCGGTTCGACCTCCCGATCGTCGCGCACTACGCCCCGGCGCTCGCCGCCGCGCACCTAGCGGCGTACCCGAACCTCGAGCAGGTCGTCCGCCGGCTCCTCGGCCGGCACCCCCTCCCCGTCGCGAAGGCGAAACCGGACGGGCGGGACCCCAACCAAATCGCGATGCGCGCCGAGTTGGCGCAGATGATCCACCTGGACGCCGACGCGATCCTCGCCGCGCTCCGCGACATCTACGGCGACTCCTACCTCGCCGGCGCCCGAGCCGCGTTGACCGCGCTCGAGGAGGCCGGCCTCGAAGGCGCCGTCACCGTCTCCGGGTTCGGCGGCCTCATGTCGAGCATCGGCTGGGACGGCTGGACCCCCGGCTACGCGGAGGCCGCAAACGAGATCGCCGGCGTCAACGGCGGGATCGGCCTCGCGAACCTCCTGACCAACTCGGGGGTACGGATCGCCGGGATCACCGGCACCGACCTCGACCGGATCGCCGCGGTCCTCGCCGAAGGCATCCGGGCCGGGCAGTCCGTCGACGCGATCACCGCGGACGTCATGGCGATGATCGGGGACGCCGGCCGCGCCGAAATGATCGCCTGGACGGAGACGTCCCGCGCGATGTCGGTCGCCGCCCTGAACACGTACACCCGCAACGGGATCGGCGGCTGGAACTGGCTCATCAGCCCCGGGGCCTGCCCGGAGTGCGAGTCCGAGGCCCTAGGTAACCCGCACGGCATGAACGACGACCCGCCGCCCGGGCACCGCCGCACCCGTCGTCGACACCGGTAACTCCCTGGACGCCCTCGCACAGTACGGCGGGGGCGACGGCTAACCGAGAGGCCCCAATCCCGTGCGCCTGCCCCGTTTCCGCCCGTCCCTCGCCCCCCTGATCGGCCTGATCCTCGCCGGCGTGTTCCTGACCGGCGCCGTCCTGACGTCGTCGCTGACCACGTCGGTTCGGCTCGTCCTCCTCGCCGCGATCGCCGTCGTCGTCACCGGCGCCGTCGCCCGCCTCTACGAGGACGACGACGCGGGCGCCGACCCCCCACCGACCCCATAGGAGACGCGATGCCCGCAGCGGCTACCGCCGTCATCAAGGCTTCCGCCCAGCAGCGGTACACCCTCGGCCTCGCCTACCCCGCGGACCGGATCGACGCGCACACCGAGTACATGACGGCCCCCGAACTCGAGGCCGCCGCGTGGGAGTACGTCGCCAAGCACCGCGACGTCGGCCTCTACCACGCCGAGGGCACCCTCGGTCACGGAGTCGTCGTCGAGTCGTACATCTACCGCGGCCCGGACTGGACCCTCCCGAACGCGGTCGACGGCCGGGAGGTCGTCATCAAGGCCGGTGACTGGCTGATGGGCGTCCAGTGGGACGTCCCCGCGTGGTCGCTGATCGAGAAGGGCCTCGCCGGGATCCCCGGCGGCATCGACGGCCTGTCCATGCAGGGCCGCGCAATCCGCGTCCCCACCCCCGACGCCGCGCTCGCGGCCGCCTGACCAGGAGTACCTGACCCGTGACCGACAAGACCACGACCTCAGAGCAGGTCCCCGTCGCCCTCGAGAAGGCCGAGATCGACCGCGTCGACGGCGTCGCCGGCCCCGCGAACGGCGTCCCGTTCCTCATCGTCAAGGCGCTCGACGAGCAGCCCGACGCGGCGGAGGCCCTCGCCTCCGTCAACAAGGGCATCATGCACGACCCGGCGGACCCGACCGCGCCGACCGAGATCGGCGAGGCCCCGGCCGCCGCGAACGCCGAGGAAGCCGGCGAGACCCCCGCCGAGGAGACCGTCGAGGAGACCGCCGAGGACGTCGTCCCGGCCGCCGACGGCGAAACCGAGGGGACCTCAACCCCGATCGACGACGCGGTCGCCGCCGCGACGGACGCGCAGACCCCCGAGGCCCCCGCGGAGGCCGCTCCCGCAGCCGTAGAGGCTGCCGCGGAGACCCCCGCGTCCGATCCCACCCCCGAGCCGGAGACGGCCGTAGAGGCGCCCGTAGAGGCGCCCGCGGACGAGGCCGCGTCGGACACCCCGATCGCCGTCGAGGCCGCAGCCGCGGTCGGCGACGAGTCCCTCGCGAAGGCCGACGGCGAGCAGCCTGCACCTGAGGTTGAGGTCGAGACCGCCCCGGTCGAGAAGGCCGCCGAGACCGAGAACGAGCGGCTGCGCCGCTACCTGACGTCCGGGCAGACCGTCCCCGCCGCGAACCCGCTGGTCCTCGCCGCGCAGGCCGCGGAGCGGGTCGCGAAGGACACGGCGTCCGCAGCGGCCGCCGCCGTCGACGCCCCCCTCCCCGCCGACCCGTTCGAGATCGTCGACACGACGGCGCCCGGCGCCGGCGGTACCGCGTGGGAAGCCGACGACGCCAAGAACGCGCAGGCCGCCGTCGACCTCGCGCTCGCCCTCAAGGCCCGCCTCGAGGTCGCCGCGTCCCGCGAGGCCGCCGAAGGCGAGTGGGACGACTCCTGGGACCTCGGCGACGCCGCGTGCGCCGTCGACTGGATCCTCGGCGTCGCCGCGAAGTACCTCGTCGAGGAGACCGCCGAAGCAGGCGAGGTCACCAAGTCCACCGTCCCCGCCGCGTCCGCGACTCTGGCGCGCCTGTTCGCACCGGAGCCCGCACCCGTGACCGAAACCACCGAGGCCGTCACCAAGTCGGCCGACACCCCCGACCCTCTCGAGGAGATCCGCAAGGCCCTCGAGAACATCCCGACCCTCGAGGCCGTTACCAAGTCGGTCCTCGAGTCCCCCGCCATGTCGGACGTGCTCAAGAGCGTCGTCGGCGCGGCCGTGAAGGACGCCGTCTCAGAGGAGGTCACCCCGCTCAAGGGTGACCTCGAGAAGGCCGTCGAGCGGATCGCCACGATGGAGAAGCAGCCGATGCCCGGCGGACCCCTGCTCCGCGGATCGACCGGCGTCAACGCCGACGGCCTGACCCTCGTGGTCAAGGACGGGCAGTCGCCGTCCGGCCCCGCGTCCCCGCAGGGAACCCCCCAGGACCTCGCCAAGGCGCTCGAGACGGTCACCGACCCCGGTGCCCGTGACGCGATCGGCCAGGCCCTCGCCGCAACGCAGCACCCGCTCGCGCGCCGCGGCTAACGCCTCCGGGCACTTCCCCCGCACGCCCCCCCATCCGAACCATCCAAGGAGAACACGCAACCGTGTCTCAGAACCTCCTCACCCTGACCGAGGAGACGCTGGCAGCCAAGGACGAGGTCCTCAAGTCGATCACCGCCGCGGGGTATGACACCACCCTCGGCTTGACCGGCTACAACCTCGAGGCCCCCGCCAAGGTCCTGTTCCCGGTCCTGTCACCGTTCCGCAACCGCGTTCCCCGCTCGCAGGCCCCGAACGGCGCGAAGGCGTCGCAGTGGAAGGCGATCACGGGGATCAACGTCACCCGCCAGTCGATCTTCTCGGGGTACGGCGTCGCCGGCAACCTCGTCTCGACGACCGAGCAGGACGTCCTCGCGGCCTACGCCCCGATCTCCCTGGGCGACTCCGTCCAGATGGACGCCGCCGCCCTGGCCCGCGGCTTCGACGACCTGCGTGCGCGCGGCGGGACAAACCTGCTGTACGCCGTCATGATCGGCGAAGACGAGGCCCTGCTCGGCGCGCAGAACTTCGCGTTGCAGACCCCCGCGGCGCCGACCGTCACCGTCGTCGCGACGGGCGGCAACATCGGCACCGTCCCGATCAACGTGAAGGTCTCCGTCCGTACCCTCGAGGGGTACTTCAGCGGAGGCGGCACCGTCCTGTCCCCGCAGGGCACCGCCACCCCGGGCTCCGGGGCGGTCAACTCGGCGACCGTCACCGTCCCCTCGGTGGTCGGCGCGGCCGCGTACGACTGGTATGTCGCCGGGTTCTACTACGCGACGACCTACGTCAACAAGGTCACCGTGACCTCGGTCCCGGTCGCGGACGCGGCAACGGTCTCGGCCCTGCCGAACCTGTTCCCGACGGTCCCGACCGCGGCGTCACGGGCGGCCGACTCCTCGGCTGACCCGAAGGCGTTCAACGGTCTGCTGGCGTCGCTGGTCGGCGACTACAACGCGACCGGTTCGCTGGTGCAGCACGGCGCGGGCACGAACCCGTCGGGGGCGTTCTTCACGTCCCTGGACGGCGGGACGCTGACCGGGAACTCCGGCGGCATCACCGAGATCGACAACCTCCTGCAGAACCTGTGGGACACGTCGTCGATCTCCCCGACCGTGCTCATGGCGAACAGCCAGCACCTTCGGGACATCACCCGCAAGGTGATCGCGACCGGCGGTGCGTACACCCTGTTCCAGCCGGACAACATCGCCGAGCGTCAGGGCGTCGTCGGCGGGCAGATCCTCCGCACCTACCTGAACCCCGCGGTCGACGCCCAGCCGATCGAGATCGTCGCCATGCCGCACCTTCCGCAGGGCACGATCATCCTCGGCTCCGAGCGTCTGCCGTTCCCGGACTCCCAGGTGGAGGCCGTGTGGTCGGTCGAGACGCAGCAGGAGTACGAGCAGGTCGAGTACGCGATGTCCCGTGGCGCCGCTGGCGCCGCGTGGTCCGGGCCCCGGTACGACTTCGAGGTCCGCGCGATCGAGACCTTCCGCAACCAGTTCCCCGCTGGCTGCGCCGTCTTGCAGAACGTGGCCGCCGGCTGAGGCTGGCTCCTCGTTGAGGCCCAACGTCCGCGACCGCTTCC